ATGGTGACGCAGTTTCTTGACAGTCTGAGTGATGCCACGCTGGCCGCGCTGCCCTGGCTGTTCGAATTCTGGGCAGCCCCCCACCAACTGCCCCCCGAAGGCGACTGGCGCAGTTGGGTCTGCCTTGGCGGGCGAGGCGCTGGCAAAACGCGCGCGGGCGCGGAATGGGTGCGCGCGCAGGTTGAGGGCGCGCGGCCAAATGATGCAGGGCGCGCGCGCCGCGTGGCGCTGGTGGCCGAAACCTACGATCAGGCGCGCGATGTGATGGTATTTGGCGATAGCGGTATTCTGGCCTGTTCGCCCCCTGACCGGCTGCCACAATGGGAAGCGACCAAGCGCCGGCTGGTCTGGCCCAATGGCGCGATTGCGCAATGTTTCTCGGCCTCGGACCCCGAAGCGCTGCGCGGCCCGCAATTTGACGCGGCATGGTGCGATGAATTGGCCAAATGGCCTAAGGCAGAAGAAGCCTGGGACATGCTGCAATTCGCGCTGCGCCTTGGCGCACATCCGCGCCAGTTGATCACCACCACCCCGCGTGCGCAATCGACGCTGAAATCCATCCTGCAAGCGCCCTCAACCGTCATGACCCATGCCGCGACAGAGGCCAACCGGGCATGGCTGGCCCCGTCCTTTCTGGAAGAAATCCGCGCGCGCTATCGCGGCTCGCATCTGGAACGGCAGGAATTGGACGGGGTGCTGGTGGAAGATACTGAAGGCACGCTATGGCCGATCGCGCTTCTGGACCGCGCGCGGGTGGCGCAGGTGCCGGAGCTGTCGCGCATCGTGGTGGCGGTGGACCCGGCTGTCAGTTCAGGCCGGAAATCGGACCTTTGCGGGATTGTCGTGGTGGGCGCGGTGACCGAAGGCCCGCCATCAGACTGGCGCGCCTATGTGCTGGAAGATGCAAGCCTGCGCGCATCCTCGCCGACGGCATGGGCGCGCGCGGCGCTGGATGCGATGGCGCGCCACGGCGCAGACCGGATCGTGGCAGAGGTCAACCAGGGCGGTGATCTGGTGGCCGAAGTGCTGCGCCAGATTGACCCGCTGGTTGCCTACCGCGCCGTTCATGCCACGCGCGCCAAAGCCGCGCGCGCCGAACCTGTGGCGGCCCTTTATGAGCAGGGACGCGTGTTTCACGCCGCGCGACTGGGACCACTGGAAGATCAGATGATGCAGATGACCGCGCAGGGCTATCGCGGCACTGGCAGTCCTGACCGGGTGGATGCGCTGGTCTGGGCGGTGCAGGACCTGATCCTTGGCCCGGCGGCGCGCTGGTCACGTCCGATGGTGCGTACGCTGTGATAGCGGCGTCTTTACGGGCTTTGGCTAGGGTGGTTTTCGGACATGATGGCATTGTGATGCAGGCGGGGGGCTGTCTGCCCCCCGCACCCCCCGAGGATATTTTTGCAAGGATGAAATGGGCGGTGATGGAGAGAGGCAGACATGTTTGATTTTCTGCGCAAGGCACGCGCGCCTGAAATTTCGGCAACGGCGGGGCCAGAGGCGAAGGCTTCGGCTGTTGGTCCGCTGACCGCAGGGCGGATAAGCACAAGGACTGAAGCATTCGGAGGGGCTGGCGCAGCCTGGACTGCGCGCGATGGCGTGTCGTTGGCGCGTGCCGGGTTTTTGGGAAACCCGGTGGGGTTTCGTGCCGTGCGGTTGATATCGGAGGCGGCGAGCGCGCTGCCGCTGATCGTACAGGATTGCGAGCGGCGCTATGAGACGCACCCGGTGCTGGATCTGCTGTCCCGCCCCAACCCGGCGCAGGGGCGCGCAGAGTTGTTCGAGGCGCTTTATGCGCAGCTGTTATTGTCGGGCAATGCCTATCTGGAGGCGGTAACCGATGCGGTCGGGGCTGTGCGCGAATTGCACGTGCTGCGGTCCGACCGGATGCATGTGGTGCCCGGGCCTGATGGCTGGCCGGTTGCCTATGATTACACTGTGGGCGCTGCGAAGCACCGGTTTCACATGAGCGAGGGGGCCGCGCCGATCTGCCATATCCGCAGCTTTCACCCGCAAGATGACCATTACGGCCTGTCCCCGCTGGAGGCCGCACGCCGCGCGGTGGATGTGCATAATGCCGCGTCCAACTGGTCCAAGGCGCTGCTGGACAATGCCGCGCGCCCCTCTGGTGCGATTATCTATCGCGGCGATGCAGGGCAGGGCAGTATGAGCCCCACGCAGTTCGAGCGGTTGCAGGCCGAGATGGAGGCCCATCACACAGGCGCGCGCAATGCGGGCCGCCCGATGTTGCTGGAAGGCGGGCTGGACTGGAAGCCGATGGGCTTTTCCCCTTCGGATATGGAGTTTCAGAAAACCAAGGAAGCCGCTGCGCGCGAGATTGCCACGGCCTTTGGGGTGCCGCCCATGTTGCTGGGCATCCCGGGGGATGCGACCTATGCCAATTACCAGGAGGCCAATCGCGGTTTCTACCGTCTGACGGTCTTGCCGATGGCGATGCGGGTCAGCGCGAGTGTCGCGCATTGGCTGTCGGGCTTCATCCCCGGTGTGGTGGAGGTGAAGCCTGATCTGGACCAGGTGCCCGCGCTTGCGCTTGAGCGTGAACAGCAATGGCGCCGCGTGGGTGAGGCGAGCTTTCTGAGTGATGCTGAAAAGCGCGTGCTTCTGGGTTTGCCGCCGCATGTCGAGGGCGCATGAGTGCGCGCCGAGCCATCGGCGGATCGCGCTATCTGTATGACAGTTTCGAGGCGGCGCAGGCCCGCATCGACGCACAGGAGCGCGTGTTCGAGGCCCGCAAGGAAGCGCTTGAATTTCGGATGATGCGGCTGGAAGGCGCGCTGGAGCGGCTGGAAAAACGGCTGTGGGTTGCTGTGTTCGGTGTGGTGGCTGGGGTGTTGTTGCATGGCGCATTGGCGCTGGCCAGCGCGTTGCAGTGAAAGGAAAGATTGTATGGAGTATAAATTCACCCCTCCTCAGGCTGCCTTGGCGCTGATTGAAGGGCACCGGATCGAGGGCTATGCCAGTGTGTTCGGGCGGCGCGACAAGGGGGGCGATACGGTCTTGCCAGGTGCCTATGCGGGCGCGCTGGCACGCATGGAAGCGCGCGGCGACAAGGTGCGGATGCTGTGGCAACATGACCCTGCCCAGCCGATCGGCATCTGGGATGAGGTTGTCGAAGACAGCCACGGTTTGCGTGTGACAGGCCGGTTGCTGCCTGAAGTGGCGCGGGCGCGCGAGGCACAGGCGCTGCTGAAAGCCGGGGCGGTTGACGGGCTGTCGATCGGCTATCGCACCCTGCGCGCCGAAGCGCTGCCGGGGGGCGGGCGCAAATTGATCGAACTGGACTTGTGGGAGGTCAGCCTTGTGACCTTTCCGATGCAGGCAGAGGCACGGCTGAGTCAGAAAACCGATATTCTGGGACAGATTTGTGCCCTGGCGGCGCAGTTGCGCAGTGCGCGTGCGGCTGTTGCGCGGCTGTAACGAACAGCGTGCGCCCTATTCACCTGATTTTGGGCAAAGCGGCCTAACCTGCCCCTGATCGACCTGAACCTTTCCCTTGCAGGAGACTGACATGACCCGACCCGCGCCTGACGCCGCGGGCCAGAGCGGCGCGACTGCGCCCGAGGCCCTTGACCCGGATCTTGAAATGAAAGCCGCGATGCGTGGCTTTGCGCAGGAACTCGACGCCTTTCAGGCCGAGATCACCCGAAAATTTTCACAACAGGAAGAGCGACTGACCATGCTGGATCGCAAGACTGCACTTTCCCCCAATCGCCCGGTGTTGAGCACTGCACATGCGGGCGAGAACCTTCATCATAAGGCCTTTGACACCTATCTGCGGTCGGGCGACGACAGCCCCCTGCGCGGGTTGGAGCTGGAGGCCAAGGGCCTGAACACACAGGTTGCCGCCGAGGGTGGCTATCTGGTGGACCCGGAAACCGCCTCTGCCATTCGTGGTGTGTTGCATGCCACTGCTTCTATTCGCGCGATTGCCAGCGTGGTCACGGTCGAGGCGACATCTTTTGATGTGCTGGTCGATCATTCGGATGTGTCCTCGGGCTGGGCCACTGAATCGGGCAGCGTTGCGGAATCGGACACACCCAGCATCGACCGTATTCCCATCCGGCTGCATGAACTGGCGGCCATGCCGAAAGCCAGTCAGCGCCTGCTGGATGACAGCGCGTTCGATGTTGAAGGCTGGCTGGCAAATCGTATCGCTTCGAAATTCGCGCGGGCAGAGGCGGCGGCCTTTATTCATGGTGACGGGGCGGACAAGCCGCGCGGCTTTCTGACCCATGACGTGATCGAGGATGAACTGTGGGAATGGGGTAACCTTGGCTATATTGCGACCGGGGCCGATGGCGATTTTGCGACCATCAATGCCTCTGACGCCATTGTGGACCTGGTCTATGCGCTGGGCGCGACTTACCGCGCCAATTCGGTTTTCGTGATGAATTCCAAGACCGCAGGCGCTGTGCGCAAGATGAAAGACGCCGATGGCCGGTTTTTGTGGTCAGACGGGCTGGCCGCGGCAGAGCCTGCGCGGCTGATGGGCTATCCGGTGCTGGTGGCCGAAGATATGCCCGATATCGCCACTGACAGCATGGCGATTGCCTTTGGCGATTTCGCCGCCGGGTACACGATAGCCGAACGGCCCGATATGCGGGTGCTGCGCGACCCGTTCAGCGCGAAACCGCATGTGTTGTTCTATGCCACCAAGCGCGTGGGCGGCGATGTGTCGGATTTCAAGGCGATCAAGCTGCTGAAATTCGGCACCAGCTGACAAGGCTTCCTGCCCTGTGCGGTTGCGCAGGGCAGGGCGGGTGCCCTGATACCTGTTTGCCCGGTCTGACCAGCCCTGACCCTTCGCGCCCGGCTTGGGTAAGTCGGGCATGTCAGGGCACCGATCTTCCCGATTTTCTGCGCGAGGCTGACATGACCCTGACCGAGATGACCCCCATCCCCCTTGCCGCATTGCCCTTGGCCGAGTTGCGCGACCATCTGCGCCTGTCTTCGGGCTTTGCCGATGACGCGACACAGGACGGGCTGCTGGAACAGTATTTGCGCACGGCCATCGCCACGGTGGAAGGGCGGGTTGCGCGGGTCTTGTTCCTGCGCAGCTACAGCCTGCGCCTGTCGCGCTGGCGCGATGGCTATGCGCAAGCGTTGCCCGTAGCACCTGTGACCGCGCTGCACAGCGTGACCATGCTGGATGCAGGCGGCGCGCCCACACTGGTCGATCCTGCGCGTTACCGGCTGGATGCCGATGGCGTGCGTCCACGGCTGGAATCGGCGGGCACTGCGCTGCCCGCCATTCCAACTGGCGGGGCGGTGGTGATCGAATTCGCAGCCGGTTTCGGTGCGGAGTGGTCGGACATCCCGGCTGATCTGCGGCAAGCGGTGCTGCTGTTGGCCGCGCAATATTATGAAAGCCGTGACATGGGCGGCAGCGCCGATATGAGCTTTGGAATCCGCGCGCTTCTGGAGCGCTGGCGCGATCTGCGGCTGGGGGGGCGGGTATGAGCACCGCGCCCAACCTGACGCGTGCGCTGGTGCTTGAAACACCTGTCGTCAGCCCGGATGGCGCGGGCGGTTTCGTGACGCAGTGGCAGGCGCTTGGCACGCTATGGGCCGAAATCCGGGCGGGGGCAGGGCGCGAACGCTTTGCCAGCCTTGGCCCGTCGGGCGAGGTGCGGCTGCGCATTCTGGTCCGCGCCGCGCCACATGGTTCCGACGCGCGCCCGCGCCCGGACCAGCGCCTGGTCGAGGGGGCGCGGGTTTTCCGCATTCTGGCTGTGGCTGAGGCCGATAATCAGGGCCGTTATCTGATCTGCACCGCGCAAGAGGAGTTGCCCGCATGAGCTATGTCATCGCGCCGGCCCTGCAAACGGCGATTTTCCAGCATCTTGCTGCGGATACTGCGTTGTCAGTGCAGCTTGGGGGCGCGCTGTATGACGCGATCCCGCCCGCGACCCCGCCCGCTACCTATGCGCTGCTGGGCGTGGAAGATGCCATCGACCGGTCTGACACTTCCGGCCACGGGGCCGAGCACCGGCTGACAATCTCGGTTGTGACCAATGCCAGCGGGTTTCTGGCCGCCAAACAGGTGGCCGCGCGCATTTGCGAGGTGCTGGAGGAACCAGACCTGACCCTTTCGCGCGGGCGGCTGGTGGGCATGTGGTTTGACCGCGCCGAGGCCCGCAAGACCGAGGGCGACCAGACCCGCCGCATCGACCTGCGCTTTCGCGCGCGGGTCGAGGATAACTGATTTTCACATTGAAGGAGGGTGGCCCGATGGGTGCACAGAATGGCAAGGACTTGCTGGTAAAGGTCGATATGACAGGTGATGGCCAGTTCGAAACTGTCGCGGGCCTGCGGGCCACGCGCATCAGTTTCAACGCGGAAACGGTCGATGTCACGTCGCTGTCATCGGCTGGCGGGTGGCGCGAATTGCTGGGCGGTGCGGGGGTTAAATCTGCGTCCATTTCCGGCTCTGGTGTGTTTCGTGACGCTGGCACGGATGAACGCGCGCGCGCCATTTTCTTCAATGGTGAAACGCCGGATTTTCAGATCATCATCCCCGATTTTGGTATTATCGAAGGGGCCTTCATGATCTCGGGCCTTGATTACGCGGGCACCCATAACGGCGAGGCGACCTTTGAATTGTCGCTGGCCTCGGCGGGTCAGCTTACCTTTGTCGCGGATTGATCCATGAGCAACCCTAACGCAGGTGAAGTGACCCTGATGATTGACGGCCAGCCCCATATGCTGCGCCTGACCCTTGGTGCGCTGGCCGAACTGGAAGCGGCGCTGGGCGAGGATACGCTTCTGGCGCTGGTCGAGCGGTTCGAGCAGGGGCGCTTTTCAGCGCGCGATGTGTTGGCGCTGATCGTGGCGGGCTTGCGCGGCGGGGGGTGGCAGGGGCGGGCATCCGAGCTGACCGGCGCCCAGATTGAGGGCGGCTTGCAGGGGGCAGCGCGGCTGGCCGCACAGCTGCTTGCGCGCGCCTTCACGCCGCCCGCATGAGCGCCCTGGACTGGCCCGCGCTGATGCGCCTTGGCCTGCGCGATCTGCGCCTGCACCCGCGCGATTTCTGGGCCATGACCCCGGCCGAGTTGATGATCATGGCCGGGCTGGAAGGCGCGCCAGGCCCCCTGACCCGCGCGCGGCTGATGGAGTTGGCCGCGCGCTACCCCGATACTGTGAAAGGCTCGCAACATGACCAATCTCAGCGATCTTGAGGCGCAGATTTCCGCGCTGGAACAACGCCTGGGCCAGACCACGGGGCTGGTGGTCGAATTTGACAGCGAACTGGCAGGGCTGGGGCGCAGCCTGACCTTTACAGGGCGCGAGGTGGAAGGGCTTTCGCGCAACTTCTCAACCGGGTTGCGGCGGACCTTTGATGGCGTCGTCTTTGACGGAATGCGGATGCAGGATGCGCTGCGCGGCATTGCCCAGACCATGTCGAACAGCGTTTACAATACGGCCATGAAGCCCGTGCAGAACGCTTTTGGCAGCCTTCTGGCGCAGGGTGTTACCGGGGCAATGGGCGCGATCATGCCCTTTGCCAAGGGCGGTGTCATCTCTCAGGCGACGGCCTTTCCCATGCGCGGCGGCACTATGGGGCTGATGGGCGAAGCGGGGCCAGAGGCGATCATGCCGCTGTCACGCGGCGCTGACGGGCGTCTGGGGGTACGCGCTGCGGGGCAGGGGCAGGCTGTGAATGTGACCTTCAATGTCTCAACCCCCGATGTCGCTGGGTTCCAACGCTCGCAATCCCAGATTGCCGCACAGATGAGCCGCCTTCTGGCGCAGGGCAACCGTAACCGCTGACAGGGGGCACAAAATGGCATTTCACGAAATTCGCTTTCCCGCCAATATGAGTTTTGGCGCACTTGGCGGGCCGGAACGGCGCACCGAGATTGTCGAACTGGCCAATGGCTTTGAAGAACGCAACACGCCCTGGGCCGGGTCGCGCAGGCGCTATGACGCAGGGATGGGGCTGCGCGCGCTGAATGATCTGGAAGCGATGATTGCCTTTTTTGAGGCGCGACAGGGTATGCTGCATGCGTTTCGCTGGAAGGATTGGGGCGATTACCGCTCGGCCCGGGCATCCGGCCCGATTACGGCCTTCGATCAGCTTCTGGGGCTTGGCGATGGCACCAATCGGGTGTTTCAGCTGCGCAAGGCCTATCAATCCGGCGCGCAGACCATCTGGCGCGAGATTGTGAAACCTGTGGCCGGTTCGGTTCTGGTGGCGATCGGGCGCGATGCGCTGACCCTTGGCGTGGATTATGAGGTCGATTCAACCACGGGCCAGATCACCCTTGCGCGCCCGCCTGATGCGGGTGCCGAAGTTCAGGCGGGGTTTGAATTTGATGTGCCGGTGCGGTTTGACACCGATCTGATCCAGATTTCGATGGCCAGTTTCAAGGCAGGCGAGTTGCCAAAAGTGCCGGTGATCGAGGTGCGGCTATGAGCCTTGATGCGCATCTGGCCACCGGCACCACTACCATCGCGCGCGCCTGGTCGCTGACGCGCGCTGATGGGCGGTCGCTGGGTTTTACTGACCATGACCGCGATCTGGAATTCGCGGGCGTCCGCTTTCGTGCCGATGCGGGCCTGAGCGCGCGCGCGCTGGAACAGGTGACCGGGCTGGCCGTCGATAACTCTGAAGCCTTTGGCGCATTGCGTGACGCGGGTCTTACCGAAGCGGATATTATGGCTGGCCGCTATGATGGCGCTGCCTTGCGCATATGGGAGGTGAACTGGGCCGATACCCGCTTGCGCCGCATGATCTTTCGCGGAACTCTGGGCGAGATTACACGCACGGGCGGGGCGTTTCGGGCAGAATTGCGCGGGCTGTCGGAACCCTTGGGCCAGCAGGGCGGGCGGGTCTATCATGCAGGCTGCGCTGCGGTGCTGGGGGATGGGGCGTGCAAATTCGACCTTTCGACGCCGGGGTATTTCGTGGAAATACCTGTCCTGACAGTGCAAGAGGGGCAGGATTTCGGATTCTCCGCGCTGGGCGATGTGGCGCAGGGCTGGTTCGCGCATGGGCGCTTGCGCGTGCTGAAGGGCCAAGCGGCGGGTCTGGTTGGCCATATCCGCGAAGATCGCATGAAAGACGGCACCCGCCATATTTCATTGTGGCAATCCCTTCGCGCGCCCATCGCCCCCGGTGATCTGGTCCGGCTGGAGGTGGGTTGCGACAAGCAGGTTGAAACCTGTCGTGTCAAATTCGCCAATTTGCTGAATTTCAGGGGGTTTCCGCATATTCCGGGTGAAGACTGGATGATGGCCTATCCCAAAACGGGCCGGCACAATGATGGCGGCGCGCGGCGCGGATGAACGGGCAGGGCGAAATCGTAGCGCTGGCGCGGCAGTGGATCGGCACACCCTATCACCACCGCGCCGCGACATGCGGTGCGGGCGCAGATTGCCTTGGTCTGATCCGGGGTATTTGGCGGGCCCGTTTCGGGGCAGAGCCGGAGCCTGTGCCGCATTACTCCCCCAGTTGGGCCGAGATCGGGGGGCAGGAGCAATTGTTGCAGGCGCTGTCGCGCCATTTGCAGCCCGCATCCCTGCCCGAGGATGGGCAGGTTTTACTGTTTCGTCTGCAAGCGGGGGCCGATGCCAAACATCTTGGCATCCAGTCCGGGGGCGGGGCCTGCTTCATTCATGCCTGCCCGCGCGCAGGTGTGGTGCAAGCGCCTCTCTCTGCGCCTTGGGCGCGCCGGATCGTGGCGCGCTTCGCCTTTCCCCCAAGCCTTTGA